AAAGTTTATGCTTACAGTTATGCTGAAGTATTTGGAAAAGGTGACAATTCTTTAAGTAAAATTATAGCTGAAGATAATAGGGTAAAATTAGAATTAGATAGAAATAACAATATACTTAAAATTCTTGATGGAGAAAAAGTAGAAGATTTAGAGTCATATATGTGGTTAAAGAATGATTTAAAAGTTATTGACACAAATGATTTTAATAAAGATTGGAGTAATAAATGAGCAATATAAATTGGGATTTTATTTTAGAACAAGAAGGGTTTGAAACAACAGGTTATGTTCCTGACGCAGAAAATTCTAAATCTGGTGTAACAATAGCAAGTGGTTTTGATTTAGGTGCTAGAAAAGAAAGTGATTTGAAAGGTTTGCCTGAAGATATTATAGCATTGTTAACACCTTTCTTAGGATTTACAGGTGCAGAAGCGTCAGAGATTGCACCAAATTTAAAAGTAAGTGAAGACCAAGCTAAAATAATTAATGAATTTGCGAAAAGTACAGAACTAGCTAAACTTAAAACTAAATGGCAAAATGCAACTGGAACTAACTTTGATGATTTACCAACAGAACAAGCTACAGTATTAACGTCAGTAGCTTTTCAATATGGAGATTTAGAAAGTAGAACACCTAATTTTTGGAAACAAACTACAAGTGGTGATTGGGTAGGTGCATATAAAAATTTATTAAACTTTGGTGATAGATATGAAAGCCGAAGACTTAATGAAGCTCAATTGCTATGGGGTTCAGGGACGCTAAAAAAAAGTATTGAAGACGGAACATCAACAGGAATCTTGAGTGATGAAGCTCAAAGTGCATTAAATAATGTTATTGAAGCTGTTCCTGATATGGTTGAACCTGTTGCAGAAGTAGCAAAAACTGTAGATGATTCAACAGGAAATTTTATTACAAATTTTATTTCAGATTTACAAGATATTAATGAAAAGTATAAACTTGAAGGTAAAACTGAATTAGAAAAAATAGAAGAACAATACGCTTTAGAACAAGAACAAAAAGAAACTAATGCTGAAATCGCTAGTAATGAAATAGAAGATTTTCGTATAACAAATAAAGATGAAATTAGAAACGAACTTCTAAAACAAAATGAAGAGTTAGCAAAGTATGACCCTATGGCAGGACATACAAATCCTTCATGGCAAAGAGCAATACCTGACATTCCAATAGTATCTCAAAGAGAACAAGACCAATTAGATAAAGCTAATAAAGAATATCAAGATGAATTAGCTAAAAAATATGGCTATTGGGATATGGCAAAAGCAGGGGCTAGTTTAGAATGGGTTTCGTCTTGGTTATTAAAACACGCACAAAGAGAAGAATTAAGTCAAGGAACAGATTGGCAAATGAGCGATTTTGTTCCTGACAAACAACAAGTAGCTGAATTATTAGAAGGAGTAAATCCTGAACATCACGCAACAATTTTAGAATCTGGTGCAACTTTACCTGAAATGAGAATTATTAAAAATAAAATTCTTGATGTACAGGAAAAAGAAGCAATCTTAATGTCTAAAGGATTTTTACCTGGATTGACTACAAGACTTCTTGCAGCAATCTTAGACCCAACAGCTATTGCAGCGGCAGTTGTAACAGATGGAGTAATGGCTCCAGCTATTGTAATGAATAAAGCAAATCGTATTCAAAGAATTATAAGAGGTGGCTTTGCAGCGGCAACTACAAACGCAGCAATTGAAGGAGTGTTAGTAACTCAAAATCCAACTTTAGATACAGATGATGTTTTAATTGCAGTTGCAGCAGGATTTGTTTTAGGTGGAACTATAAGAGGATTAAGAAAAACTAAAATAGATGAAAATGATGTAGCTTTAAATAAAGCTGTAAATGATTTAGTTGATTCAAGTGATAAAACTTTAATACATGAGTCTGGTCTTAAACAAACGACTAAAGGCACAAAGAAATATGATAAAGTTAAAACTGCTCAAGATGATTATGATGAAGCGGCACTTAAATATGAAAAAACTATAGTGGAAAGAACTACAGGTAGAACAGACGGTAACGTAGAAATTAGAATGCCTGACGGTAAAGATGAATACATTGTTACTAAAGATGGCAAAGTTATTAAATGTAAACAGTAAGGAATTTAAATGGCTGAATGTAAAATAGATGAAGGCGTAGAAGAGTTTAGAAGCGAAACAGGTGACGAACAAGACGCTATGAGTTATTTATATATGAAACACATGGCGAAACATTTAGAAGACGCAACAGAAAAAGGAAAATCAGCTTTTGGCAAAGGTGATAAATATTGGAAATGGTTTAGATTTGACAGAGCTTCAGTAACAGATATGTCGGCAAGTAAAATTACTAGAGGTCTTTCTAATATTTTATATGAAGGTATTGGTAGAAAAGGTAAAGATTGGGTTAGAGCAAAAACTATGACTCAACATAAAACTTTTGAATTAAATAAAATAAGAACACAATATTATAAAGCTTGGACTACTGAGTATGACGCTTGGTTAAAAGAAAAAGGTTATAAAGGTTTATCAAAACACGGTCTAGCAAAAAGAGTAGAATTTAATGAAGAGGTGTCTAATGTAATTAGAGGTGGAACTTCAGATAGTAAAGCTGTAAATAATATGGCAAACTCTCAAGCAGAAAGATACAAACAATTATTACAAAATGCAAAATCAGCAGGAGTTAAAGGTGCTGATGATATTGAAGCAAATTTTAATTATTTAACTAGAATTTGGTCAGCCGGAAAAATACAAAAATTAGTAGACAAATTTACTCACGAAAGAGTAGTTAACTTTTTAACAAGTGCTATGAGAGGTGGTATAAATGAAAAGTCTAATAGAAAAATTGCTGAATATATACTTGATGTAGTTAGATACGGAAAACCTAATGCTACTATAAATATTAGTAGAATATTTAATTCTAAAGCAGCAGATTTAGATTCTTTATTAAAAAACACTACTGATTTAGAACCAACAAAAATTGACGAAATTATTAAAGCATTATTTCCTACAGGTTCAGGTGGAACTAATAAATATTTTAGAAGTAGAAGAGTTAAACTAGATGAAACTTATTCTGACGGACAAATGAAAGTTTCTGATTTTTTAGAAAATGATTCAGAAGTTTTATTCCTAAACTATGCTAATACTATGACAGGTCAAATAGCTTTAGCACAAAGAGGATTTAGGTCTAAACAAGATTGGGACGTTATGATGAATAACATTAATAAAGAATGGGACAACATTAGAAGGAATGACCCAAGTTTATATAATAAAAATGCTGTTGATAATGAAAAAGAAGCATTACAAAGTGGGTATGATTGGTTAGTAGGAAAACCTTTAGAAGAAGGCTATGACAAACCTTTTGGTACGTTTGCTAGAATTATGAGAAAATATAATTTTTCTAGAATTATGAACCAAGTAGGATTTGCTCAAATAGCTGAGATAGGTGTTTTAGTTGCTAACGTAGGATTAAGACAAACTATTAAACACGTCCCAGAAATGAGAAAACTTCTTAAACGTGCTAAAAATGGTGATGTTGATGATGAGTTTATTAGAGAAGCTGAAGTAATGTTTGGTGGATTTGGAAGTGAAAGATTAATTAATCAAGTAGCAAATCAAACAGATGAATTTGGTTCTAGAATTGGAACAACTAAATGGAGAGGTGTTGAACAAGGATTAGACCGTTTAAATAGATTTACAGCAGATATTTCTGGTATGCACTTAGTAAACCAAGCTATGAAAAGAATTGCTATCAAAGGTATTATGCAACGATATTTAGATGAAGCTTTTGGTAAAGGTAAAGTTATGTCGAAAGCAAGACTAAGAGATATAGGTATCTCTGATGAAATGCACGATAGAATTTTAAAACAATTAAGAGAACATTCAGATTTCTTTGAAGGTGCTTTTACTAAAAGAAAAATTAGAAAAATGAATTTAGATAGTTGGGTTGACCAAGACGCAGCGGCAACTTTAGCTATGTCTATAAATCGTTGGGGACGAAGAACAATTCAAGAAAATGATATTGGTGAAATGTTTTATAGAATACCTGGAAAAGGTATTTTTGGAGTAGATTCAACATTTGGAAAAATCATGTATCAATTCAGAGGATTTATGATGACTGCTTATACAAAACATTTATTGCATGGAATTAAAATGAGTGACTTCCAAGCGTACATGGGATTTATAACTTCAATGTTCTTTGCAAGTATGGCAGGATATGCTCAGATACAAGCACAAATGGCTTTAATGGGTAGAAAAGAAAGAAAAGAATATTGGGAAAAAAGATTTGGAAAGACTGACGCAGATTTTTGGAAAAGCATGGCAAAAATGGGATTCCAACGTTCAGCCTTTGCGTCATTACTCCCAGCTTTTATGGACACAGGAATGCAAGTGTTTGGGGGAGACCCTTTATTTCACTATCGTTCAACAGGATTAGATAGTAATTTAATGACAGGAAACCCTACTTATGACGCTATATGGAATAAAGGAATTAAAGGGGTAAGTAAAACCTTCAAATCTTTTTGGGACGAGGATTACGAATTTTCTCAATCTCAATACAATAAATTAACACAATTACTAATATTGCAGAATGCTTTGGGTATTCAGAACGTAATTAGGAAATTTGGGGAAGTAAATCTCCCTGATAAGCCCTAAATAGTACCCATATTAGAAGGAATATAAGAAAAGGATTATAATGGCTAACTCATTTGTAAGATATACAGGTAACGGAAAT